AATTCTCGGTGTCAGTTGAGGTGGTCTCAACGGCAGAAAGAAAAATCATGTGGCACTTCGATAGCACAGACACAATCCTTGACCTCGCAGATGAGGTTAAGTTCTGGAAGAAGCAGTATGGCGTTCACTCGCTGGAGCACATACCTGAGAGTGAGTTAGTTCCCCTATCACAAGCATACGCAGGCGACTTAGTTCGCAAAGGCAAGCATGTTGGTATCGTGTTTGATGTATTCGCATGCGGAGGTAATGAGGGTCTCCGTATCGTGTTCGGTAGTTTGCGTGTAACTACACACACTCGCAAGCCTCTATAGATAGTCAGGCGAAGCCCCGCACCCGATAGCACAGGGTGTGGGGTTTTGTCAAGTTTGAGCGTGTTTTTCTGCGGGGCAGGGGGCGACCTCTGCCCTTTTTTTTATGCGCTCGCCCTAGCCGACCCCCACCATGTTTAACACCGCCCCCCACCCTCCCCCCACTATCTCCTAAAATATTTTCACCAGAAAACCAGCTCTGACCTGCGGTTTTGTTATACCAAGAAAAAAACTTTGAATTTGCTCTTGAAACACGCCGATGCTCTAGACCCCTATATAAGTGTAAGGCGAAGTTCCACTGAGCCTTCTAAGGCGGGCATTTAGCCCGCCGTTAAAAACTTATATGCAATAGTGGGGATACTTCTGTCCAGACCCCTGTGGACCCCTACAGGCACTGGAGGAATGTTGGAAAGACAATTAACACCAGAGGAAGCTCGTAAAGAACTTATCCTCTTGGTGCGCCAAGGGCGCACAATTGCTGATGGTTTAAAAGTTATTGGTAGATCTAGATCTTGGTATGATACCCAACGCCGAGAAGCCGAAGGCTTCTCAGCTTTAATTGATAATGCTCGGTTTAGAACACAGGACCTCGCACAAGATGCTCGGTCTAATTTGTCTGATTTTCCAGAGTTCTCTGAAAAATATCTTGGTACTAAAGTACCAAGGCACATGATGAATGTAGTATCCATGTTGGAAGGTAAAGATCCTTCTTGGTTACATGAATCTATGGTTTATGAAAAAGGGTCGGCGGGCTTATCCCGCCTCTTGGTAAATGTACCCCCTAACCATGCTAAGACCATGACCATCACAATTAACTACGTAACTTATCGAGTAGTTAAAAATCCTAACATTAACGTCATGGTTATATCCAAGACACAGGAACAAGCAAAGAAGTTTTTGTATGCGATCAAGCAACGCTTGACGCATCCTCGGTATGCAGACCTTCAGGTTGCCTTTGGTCCAGCCGATGGTTATAAAGCAACCGCCGACCAGTGGTCGGCTACCAAGGTATATCTTGGTGGCGATGTACGTGAGTCAGATGCTAAAGACCCAACTATAGAAGCTATAGGAATGGGCGGGCAGGTTTATGGTAACCGTGCCGACTTAATAGTTTTAGATGACGTGGTCACTCTGAGTAATGCTTCAGAGTGGGCTAAACAACAAGAGTGGATTAGGCAAGAGGTTGCCTCTCGTCTTCCACCAAATGGTGGGCAACTTCTTGTTGTTGGTACTAGAGTATCGGCAGTTGATCTATATAAAGAATTAAGAAATCCAAGCCACTACACCGATGGTGTACTTCCTTGGTCATATTTATCGATGCCTGCGGTCTTAGAATACGCAGACGATCCAAAGGATTGGAAAACCCTTTGGGAAAAATCCGAACAACCACTTATCGAGGATGATATCCCAGATGAAGATGGAATGTTTGATCGATGGACAGGACAGCGTCTAACGGCTGTCCGTAACGAGGCAGGACCATCTAAGTGGTCACTGGTTTACCAGAACCTCGATATTGCGGAGAATGCAATCTTCGACCCGATGTGCGTCAGAGGCGCAGTAAACGGAATGAGAAAGTCGGGTGCTTTGGTTGCAGGCGCAGCAGGTCATCCTGAAAACTCTAATAACTTTTTTAGAGTTATTGGTATAGATCCAGCAATGACTGGTGATACCGCTGCTGTTGCCTATGCGGTTGATCGCAGAACACACAAACGCTATGTCATGGATGTTCACATCATGACTGCCCCTACACCTGCAGCAATCCGTTCTCTTATCAAGGAGTGGACCGATGTGTATAAACCACATGCGGTCATTGTGGAATCAAATGCTTTTCAGCTTTTCCTTACACAAGACGAAGAGATTCGTAACTTCCTGTCAACACGAGGAATCAACTACAGACCTCATTACACAGGAAATAATAAACAGGATCCCGAGTTCGGCGTAGCCTCACTCGCTCCTTTATTTGGCACTATTACTAAGCGGGATGGTGTCATGAATAACTTTAAGCATGCTGGTGATAACTTAATTGAGTTACCAGACAGCTCAAAGAATGAACACGTAAAGAAGTTAATCGAACAACTTGTGACCTGGCAACCAGGAGTACAAGGCAAGAAACTCAAGATGGACGCAGTCATGGCACTGTGGTTCTGCGAGATCGTAGCAAGAGAAACTTTACTTACTTCAGCAAATGTACCTAACTTTATGAGTAACCAATTTACACCTAGAGGAGATATTGAATCTCGGTACATCATCAACTTAGATGATCTAGCTGCAGCGCAGCAGACTGCGAGATTGTGACATTAATGAAAGAACTACAACAAGCCTTTGAGCAATTAAAAGCTCGTAACTCCGAACGTGATAGACGCATGCGTGAGGTTGCTTTAGTTAGAGCAGGACAGGCAGATCAAGTATTCCAAGGATTATTTCCTGAAGGAGTATGGTCACGTCCTATTATTGCCAACCTTATTGATGTTGTTGCTCGAGATGTTTCTGAACAAGTCGGTGTTCTACCTACCATTACTGCTGCTGGAGATTCATCATTAGATGATAACCAGCGTACCAAAGCTGACAAGCGTACAAAGATTGCTAACTACTATGTAGCAGCATCTAAGCTTGGTACAGAGTTACTGCGTGGCGCAGACCAACTAGCAACATATGGTTTCGTTCCTATTAGAGTTGAACCAAACTTTAAAGACAAGAGACCACACATCCATATTGAAAACTCTATGGGTGCTTATTATGACATGGATCGCTTCGGTGTTGTCAACACCTACGCTCGCCTATATCACCGTAAAGCAGGTGATTTGGCAGCGCACTTTCCAGAGTATGCAGATCAGATTTTACAATCCAATACATTTACTCGTGGTGATGGTAACTCATTACTACAAGTTGTACGTTGGACAGATAAAGATAGAACAGTTTTATTTTTACCAGATCGTGGAGGTTTAGTTCTTGCGACAACACCCAACAAGACGGGTACGGTTCCAGTTGCGATTGCTCAGCGTCCTTCGCTCGATGGCGAATCTAGAGGTCAGTTCGACGATGTGTTGCCAGTCTACGCAGCGAAAGCAAGACTTGCGCTTCTTACGATGGAGGCTGTTCAAAAATCTGTTGAAGCTCCCCTTGCTCTTCCTACTGATGTTACTTCTCTATCCGTTGGTCCTGATTCGGTCATTCGTTCGAACAGCCCTGAGAAAATTCGTAGGGTTAATCTAGACGTACCTCAATATGCATTTGCTGAGAATAATGTTCTAGCAGATGAAATGAAATTAGGAACTCGCTTTCCTCAAGCTCGTGCAGGACAAGCAGAAGGTTCTATCGTTACAGGTCAAGGTGTTAAAGCACTTATGGCTGGGTACGATTCTCAAGTTAAAATTTATCAATCAATCCTTGGTGAGGCAATTGGTCAAGCAGTATCATTTGCATACGCAACCGATGAAGCATACTTCCCAGAGTTAACTCGTGAAGTATCTGCAACAGCCAACGGAGTTCCATACAAATTAAAATATAAGCCAAGTTCAGATATCAATGGTAACTATGGCGTAACCGTTGAATACGGTTTAATGGCAGGTTTAGATCCTAACCGTGCATTGGTATGGGGTCTACAAGCAAGAGGAGATAAATTAATTTCTCGAGGAATGTTGCGTCGCAACCTTCCTATCTCACTAAATGCTGGTGAAGAAGAGAGAGCAATTGACATTGAAGAAATGCGTGATTCATTAAAAGCATCCGTATCTTCTATGGCTGCAGCAATTCCACAAATGGTAATGCAAGGTCAAGATCCAATGAAGATTGTTGAAAAAATGGCAAGTGTTATTACTGATCGTAAAAAAGGTATACCTCTTGAAGATGCAGTAGCAAATGCTTTTAAGCCAGAACCAGCACCAAAAGAACAACCAGCACAACCAGGAATGCCAGAAGTACCAGCAGGTCCTGAGCCAATGACTGGTGGTCAAGCACCACAACTTCCACAAGGTAGACCAGCAATGCAAGAGCTTCTTGCAGGTTTAACTGGTGGAGGAAACCCAAATCTATCAGCGAGAGTTACTCGTCAAATACCAGCATAACAAGGAGAAACAAATGATCGGAAAGCAAGGAAAGTCAGCCAAGGCTCCAACTTCTAGCGCAATTATGGGCAAGAAGAATAGCGGTGCTGTAAAAGGTGGCGGATTAGTTAAGTTCGGCATTACACCTAAAGGCATTAAAGGCAACAACAACAAAATTAAGTAATTTTATTTTATAGGAAAAGGATAACTATGGCAGCCAAAACTCCAAGGAAATTCAGGCAGGCACGTAAGGCTGCCAAAGTTGACGCTAAAAAAACTTTTAGCGGTGCAAAAAAAGCAGGTTTAAAAGATAAAAGTCCTTTTGTTAAATTTTCTGCTGATGACAAGAAGGCTCTTAGTGAAATGGCTGAAGAAGCTAGAAATAAATATATTACCGACGATAAAGGTAATAAAATTAAAACCACTAATATAACAACAAAAGAAGCAGCAGCAGAATATAAGAGTGCAAGAAAAGCTTCTAATGAAGCTTTTCGTTCTGCGATGAGAGCAGAATTTGGTGAGTATGCAGGTAAGAAAGCTACTCAATCAGATTATGATTCTAATCCAAAATTTAAAGATAGAGCACCTAAAACTGCTTCATCTAAACCAGCAGATAAAACACCTAGTGCAAATCAAAAAGTTCGTAGTGCAGTTACCGCACCAGAACCAAAGCCACAAGGTTATAAGGTTGACAAAAGAGGTAAAAGAATTAAGCCTAAAGGATTTAAAACCGTAAAGACTGCAGAAGATGTTAAGAAGGCTGCAGCAACAGAATCTAAAAAGATGGCAAAACTGGAGAAAAAAACAATACCAGTTGCTAAAAAAGGTTTTGCTGCAGGTAAAGAACTTAATGCAGAAGGTAGAGCAATCTATGACAAACTTATTAAAGAAGGCGTAAAGCCAAAGTCTGCACTTAACAAGGCTTTGTTCCGTCAAGAAAAAGCTGCAAAGGTAGTAAATAAAGCTTCATCAAGTAATGTCCCAGCAAAAGATAGCGGATTGCGTAAATCATTAGGAATTTCTACTAATAAGTGGTCAAAAATGACACAAGCAGAAAAACAAGCTGCCGTTAAAAAATCTGTTGCAAGTAAAGTTCCAGCAGGTGCTAGACCAAAAGGTTATGTACTTATTCAAGGTAAAAAATATGACGTTGCAAGCGGTGCTGCTGATAGGAAAATGGAAAAACTTGCAAGACAGCAAACTCCTGTTAAAATACCTTCAACAGTTGTGTCATCTAAACCAAACGTTCCAGGTAAAGAACTTGTCGTACGTCCTAAGCCAGGTGCGGTAGTTGCTAAAACTGCTGCCAAAAAAGGTGGAGCAAAAGCTGCAGCATTAGGTGCTGCTAAATCAGCAGGTAAATTACTTACAGGTAGAGCAGCCTTAGCAATTACCGCTGCAGGTTTAGTTGGTAAGCCAGTATTACAGGCATTAACAAAAGAACCAGCAGGTGCTAAAAAAGCAAAGATTAATGCTGCTAAAACTCCAGGACCAGAGGCAAGAAGTAATCAACCACGTATTACTGGTCAAGGAAGATTTGTTGGTACAAAGGTAGGTGCAGGTGGATCTACTTACAGAGTAAATGCTGGAGATACATTATCTGGTATTGCTAAAAAATCTGGCGTAACTCTTTCAGAGTTAATGGCAGCAAACAAAAAGATTAAAGATCCTAGAAAGATTTACAGAAACACTGCAATTAATATCCCATCAAAAGGAAAAGTTCCAGCTGGTGGATATGCAGGTCCTGTTCCATATCGTCCTAAAAAGAAGTAGGTAAATTATGTCAATGGTTAATCCTGCTGCCATTCCTATGCCTGGGGCAATGTCTAATCGAAGTGACTTGCCTCCAGCACAAGGTGCAAAGCGTTTACCAAACCCAGCATATGGTGAGCAAAAACAATTCTTAGCAGATCAAAAAGCTGCACCTATGGCTAAGGCAAAAAACCTTGAAGCAAACATTATTCCTCTAGGTGCAGAAACACGTAGAGCCAATGAGTTTGTTACTGCTGGAGTTGGTGGTAAAACACCTGGTCCAGGTAGAGAAATACTTAATTTACCAAATCCTGCAGAAACACAAATTGCAGATTTATCTATGATAGCTAAATATCTTCCATTGATGCAGACATTTGCTGATTCACCTAACTCAACTGGAACTATGAAAGCATTTACTAAGTATTTAAAAAGTCAAATAGATGAAAATATTTAAAAAGTTTGAAGAGAATCTTGAGTATCTGGGATTTGAATTAGCACCAGTTGCATGGGATTTAGCACGAATTGATTTTGAATCAGATGATGATCGTTATGCATTACTAGAAGAATTAACAGCTGGAAGGGAAACTAATACCGATGGGTCTATGGGATGATTGGTACGCTGAAACAGGTACAACTCCTACCCCTAACCCTTTAAGCAGAGTTAACGAATTTAAAAAAGAAGTATTAGATAAAACTGCTGTAGGTAAGGTAGAAGAAAAAGTTGGTGCTGGCATTGCCAGTGCAATAGAAAAAGGTCAAGCTAGTCCATTTAGATTCTTAGTTAACCCTGCCCTTAACGTAATGGAAAAACTTGGTGGTGCAGTTAGTGCTGTTACTCAAACAGTTGCAACACCTTTCCTTGCTGCAGAAGCAGCACGTCAAGGTCAAACAAAAGGATTTGTACAAAGCTTTAGATTTGCTAGAGAACAAGCCAAGAAGGTTTCAATGGGTCAGGCTCTTGCCACCCAGGTTGGTCAAACAATTGGCACAATCTTACCAGACCAAATTACACCTACATTCATGGACAAAGACTTTAACGTCTTTGATGACAAGCAAAGAAACCAAGCATACAAAAATGAGTTTCTTGGATGGATTGCATCTGGAAGTACTGACTTAGGACTTGCTTTACTTGGCAGTAAAGGCATTGGTTCTGCAGCTAAAGCAGCAAAGACCACAGCACTTGGTTCTGAAAAGATAGTAACTAAAGCCGATCAAGATTTATTTAAAAAGAATTTAGAAGATGCAGTTGCATGGGGTACTCGTAATGATGGAACTCCACCACCTACAGGATTATCTAAATTAGTAGATGATGCAGTTAAAACAAAAGATACAAGTAAGATTATTGCTAACCCATTAGTATCTAATGGATCTAACCCTAATCGCTCTGCAGCGATTATGGCTCGTATTGATAATCATAGAGATATGGCTGATTATCTATTAGCCGAGCGTGGAGATAAGCTAGCTTTCCAAAGATTCTTTACTAAATCACCTTTGATGGCTGATCACATAGATGATTATGGAATGCATAACATAGATCCAATTTCAGATCTATCTAAGATTCATACAGAAGCTTTAGATCCTAAGTTAACACCTAGGTATACACAACTTATTGAAGATAAGAAAAGAAGAGACAGAGAATTTAAATACGCCTTAGAAGGTTTTAAGGATGATATTAATGTTGGTCAGTTCTCATCTTATCGTCCAGGTAAGTTTGCATCTATTGAATCAATTAAACTTGCTAAGGAAAAGATTAAACTTGAAGCCAAGTTTGGTGATTTAAAGTTATTTGGTAAAGATGGCGGTAACGGCTGGCGTACTCAGGTTTACCAATCATCTCCATATGATCGTGTCATTAGAACCATTGCTTGGATAGGGTCAGGTCGCCCACAGGGAATGATTAATATATCAAACCCACGTAAATATGAATCAGCAATGGATGTACTTTCAGATTTAAATCGTCTTCAAATCCTTCGTGGTCAAGAAGGTACTGACTTTAAACGTAAGATGATATCTAGGTATTTAAACGCCCAAGATGATACTCAACGTGCAATTGCTTTAGATTATATTGAGCAGCAAGTAATGCTTCGCCTTGCTAAATTTGCAGGTGCTGGAGATGTTCAAGATATTAGAACCGTTGCTGATCAAGTTAAATTAATTACCAATTGGCATGCTGCAGTTAAAAGTCGCCGTCAAACAATTAAAGAATACGCTACAAAAAATGGTTTTATTCCAGATGAAAACGGTGGAATTAACGTAAGTAACTTTTTTTCTATTTCAAACGAAGCGTCAGTTATTCCGATGCTTGATTTTCGTAAGTTAGAAATAGAAGTTATATTAAATTCTAAAAGAGTTTTAGGTGAAAGGTCACCAATTACTGCTGGACAGGTCAAAGGAGCTTTTGCTTCTAAAGGTCTTATGGGTACTGGTGAGTTTTTAGACTTAGCAAACGCAACATTTAGCAATTTAAACTTAATTCGCCTTGCTTACATTCCAAAGAACTCAATAATTGATCCATTTGCTAGAGCAAGTATGGCTCTTGGTAACTTAAGTTTACTTAAAAATGTACTTCCAGGTATAAATAACATAGTACATAATTCAAGTTTACGCCTTAAAGATACATCAAGATACATTCCTGGCTTTCCGTCTTACGCTGCTCGTAAAGTTGAGAAGCAAGCCCAAAAAGAAATGGATATTTTGGCTGGTGAATTAAAGCCAGTAGTTGAAAGATGGGAACTTGCTCAAAAAACTTTAGATGATGCAGAAAAAAACCTTAATGCTGCAATAGCAGCACAAGCAAAAGCTGAAGCAGCACTTCGTAACGCTACTAAAACCAATAAAGCAGATCTTACTGCAGTTAAAAACAACGCAGATTATCAAATGTTCTTAGCTCAAAGAGCTTTTGTTGATGCAGATGATGCATTAACCAATAGTGCTGACATGGTAAACGGTGTTTCTTCACTAATGAAGAAACATAGAGATACTCTTACTACTGCTGCCACACATAGAGCAGAGTTACAACAGTATAAATACTTAGGACAAGATAAAGAAATCCTAGAAGTTGGTGGTAAGAAGTACACTATTGATGGTTTGGCTGATCCAAACATCCGTGGAGCCAGTGCTTATTTGGCTGAGATGGATACTGCTGCTAACTTTATTAATACCCAGACACAATCACAGATTTCTAGACAATTAAGAGCAGATGGAACAAGATTTGTAACCATCCCTCGTAATGATGTTAAGCCATACATGAATGCCTTAACCCACATAGCTAATCGACAGATTCGTCAAGAGTTAGACATGCCATTAGGCATGTTATTCCGTGGTGATTCACCAATTGAAGTTGTTAGATATCTATATAAAGATACTAAAGGTGCTGAGTACCGTCGTCGTATGGAGTCTCGTGCTGGTAGACCAATGGGTCAAGATGATTTCTTGAACTGGGCTACAGCAACTCAAGATAAATTGTTTAAGATGTATCCAGATCCAAGCATTCGTGAGATTATCTTAAATAGAGCGGTCAGTATTGATGAGATGACTGCAGCATTAAAGAATAGACCAGATTTATTACCTGAAATTGATGGACCAAACATTAGTCTATCTGATTTAAATAAAATAGAACGTGGTTTAGTTAGGACCCAAGGCGCAATTGATGCAGCTTGGAGAGTCTTAGCAGCATCTGAAAATAGAATGGTTCGTAATCCACTTTTCCTTACTTACGTAAGAGAAGAGATGAAAGATCTTATTGCAGCAGCACAGCGAAATGGTATAGATCCATCAGATGCTGTAGTTAATAATCAGTTCCGTCAGGTTGCATATCGTAAAGCCACAGATCGTGTAGAAAGAACCTTATACTCCTCACGTCGTCTAAGTAATGGTATGTATGCAGCACGGTTTGCAATGTCTTTCCCTCTAGCATTCTTTAACTCACAAGCTGTGGCTCTTCGCCTTATGGCAAAGAACCCAATGAATGCTTACTGGTATGGAAGTATTGCCAATGCCTTTGATAACTTTGAATCTTATGAAGATGATGAAGGCAATACCTACAAGAAGGCATCTGATGCCCCACCAGGTACTAAGTTAACAGTTAGATATCCAATACCTTATGGAAATAAACTACCAAAGGCAATTAAAGATTCACTTAAACCATTTACTGACCCTCGTGGTGGTGGAGTAAAGTTTAATCCAAAGCAAATGGAGTTCATGATTGCTGATCCAAGCGTCTCTTGGTTTGGTGGAGTTGCATTATCTGAACTTGTTAAGAATGGTATTAATGCGCCAGGTGGATTATGGAAAGTTTACGGCGAGGATATATCAGAAGCATTAAGAAGCACATTCGGAGATGACTTTTACGAAAACAGCTTGCTTTATGGTGGATATCCAATCGAAGGAAAGAACGCTTTCTTTACTACAGGAAATGCAATAATACCAAGTTACTTGCAGTCTTTAATAGACGCAGGCAAATTCCCTGGATTTAAAAGCGAACGTTTTGCAGATGATGTAAACATGTTCTTTAGAGTTCAATACTCTGAATGGGATCGCAATGGTCGTGTTGGTAATCCACCTAATATGGATTCTGCTGCTAAAGCAGCAGCAAATATGGCTTTTATTAGATCTATAACCCAGTTCTCTACACCTATTTCCGTTAGCTTTGATCCAGTAACTAGGGCTGCAACTCAATACTATAGCGATCTAGTAACACAGTTTAATGGTGATTACGATAAGGCTCAAGAAAGATTTGTTCAAGATTTTGGTGTTGATGGTCTAGCATTCATTGGATCTAATCGAAAAAATATAGCGGGAGTATCAGCAAATTTATCTGATATTAAAATGCTACGTAATAATCCAGAGTTATTAGAAAGTATTGGTCGTTACGATACCAAGTTTGCACAGATGTTATCTACTGGCTACGGCGATTTAACAGATGAGTACTCAACCGAAGTTGCTGCTATATACAAGAAGTTAAATTTTCCTGGTGGATACAACTCACCATTGACTCAACAGAAGAGTGCTGAAGAAGTACGAAAGTCTGTTGAGGCAAGACGTGGGTGGTATGAATACGACAAGCTTTCTAAGTGGAGAGATGCCATGATGTATCAATATGGTATCCGTTCTACTTCAGAAGCAAGATATGAAACAACTGGTATGCAGGCATACTTTAATGAACAAGTTGCAAATATCAGTAGGGAGTTTAGAGGTTGGGCTGACGAACGTCAGCAAGGAGCAAAAGATTTTTGGAATGTAACTGTTCCAGTAATTGAAGAGATTGTTAATAACCAGAAGTGGATGAGCCATGCTGGTAAACAAACCAACAAATGGAGTGAAATTGCTTTCTATTTACAACAGATTAAGCAATGGAAAAAGGATTACGACTTGGTTATGAATGATCCTCGTCGTGAAAGAGATTTAAGAAATCAATTGTCGCAATGGCATTTTGATTTTTTGCAAGCAGCATCAGATGATTTTGATACATTCTCAGCAAGGTGGTTTGAAAACATGCCTCAACTAAACCCAGATTTGGCGGTAAGATAATGTCAACTAATTTTGTTTATGGTTCTGGCAATCCAAGCCCTTCTTTTCAATCACCAGCAAATCCTATGCCAACCATTCAAGGTAGAATAAACCCAATAACACTTCCTGGTGTTTCTGGCGGAGTTTCCATAGAAGAAGGAAAAGCTTGGTTTAAGTTTCTTAAAAACAACAATAAAACACGTTATAATGAATTGATTGCAGATATTGTTGCTAGAGGTATACCTAAATCACAAGCAGCTAAAGTTTGGAGTGATGCTCTTGAGTGGGTATCAACAATTGGTTCACCAAGTTCTAAGCCAACAGATTATTTTGATGTTCTAGATCCATCAGATTACCAAGGTGCTACCAAGAAGTATGGAACCACCAAGGTACGTGATGAGCGTATAACTCAATATAGCCCATCTGCTGGTGCTCAAACCATATCTGACACAATGGAACAAGAGCTTGGTCGTACTGCATCTGCTGCTGAAATAGCAGCAGGAACTGCAGCAATGAATGTTGCTGCCAAAAAAGAACCATCTATATTTGAAGGAACTACAACTACCGCTCCTGGTGGTAAAGGTTTTGAATTAGGTTCAACATCTACTAAAGGAACTCAAACAACTGGATTTGATCCAACTATGTTTGCTCGCAACTTTGCTCGCAGCCAACCAGACTTTGCAGAATCATTTGCTGCTAAGAACTTCTTAAAATTAGTCAGTGGTTTATTAACTGATCCAAATGCTATTGGACAGGTGGTGAGTGATGGCAGATAAATATACCGTTAAATCTGGCGATACATTATCTAAGATCGCTGCTGCTAATAAAACTACAGTTGCAAAGATTGTTGCTGCTAATCCTGTATTAACTACTAATCCTAAATACAATGGTGGAAATACAATCTTTTCTGGAACTAAACTTACTATTCCAACTAAAGTAAATACTTCACAACCAGTAGTCAATACTCCAGGAATACCACCAGTAACTGGATCAACAACTAGTTATTCTCCTGGCAGTAGCACTGTTGTAAATACAGGTATCTCATCTACTGGTGCAACTCAAATGGATACTCTATCCATGGCTACTTTAGAAGCAAAGTTTGGTATTGCTGCTGCAGTAATTGGTTCAGACAAAAGCCTTCAAGATGCTTTAAATAGAATCCTTGGGCTTGATGGTAGTGGAACTATGATTACAGATCCTGCGCTACAAACACAAATTATTCAGGGAACTACTTGGTATAAGAATCAAACAGACACCCAACGTAAACACGCATATTACAAGCAGACAAACCCTGGTCAGTATGCTGCAGATTTACAGTTAAATGCAAGCAATATTGTTAAACAATATGCGGGTAATGGTTTAACCATTACCGCTGCAGATGCTATTAAGTACGCAGATCAAATGATGCAACAGGCTGTTATTAAAGATGGCAAGGTTATTAGATACAACCAAGACTTTTTAAATAAGTTAATGGCTGATTCTATTAAGTTTGATAAAACAAACACTTTTGAAAGTAATGGCAAGATTGTTTATGATCTTGATGGAAAGCTTGAGACTATGGCTCAAGCTTTATATGACAGAGCATATGACTATGGCTATCCAGCAACTACATCAAATGATGGATTTAAAAAATGGTTTGAAGCAACAATTAGAGGATTAGTTGCTGGAACTTTAAATCCAGAAGATGTTGATAATGAATTAGAACAACGTGCTATGTCATTATTCCCTGGTTTAAAAAACAGAATCTTACGTGGTGAAACAGCTCGTCAGGCAGCGGATCCATATCTACAAGCTATTGCTAACACTTGGGAAGTTGATGTTAAAGATGTAGATCTTAATAACGATACTGTCCAACAAGTTATTAACCACACAGATAAAGATGGAAATATAGTTCCTATGAATATTTATGGCGCAAAGAAAGCAGCAAGACGTCACGCTAATTTTGATTTTACTCAAACAGCTAAAGAAGAAAAAACAAATATTGGTCAAGTAATTCTTAGAGATCATGGGTTCCTAGCATGAGTGCATTAGACGCAGCAAACTGGGCAAGAACCGTTGGTGCATTTCAAGAAGTATATAAAGCATCAACCACAGCAGTTCAACCAACAAAAGATATAACCGAAAGGTTTGCATCTAACACCGCAGTTGGTGGAAAAGAAGCTAATGCTGCTGGTAACTCAATGTTGGCACAAGGTTATTCTATGGCTGAGGCTACTTCAACAGCACGTTATGCTGGACTAGCAGCAAAATATTATGCTGAAAATCCAGATAAAGCACCAAAAGAAGAGCCACCAAAGGAAGAGCCACCAAAAGAAGAACCACCTACTGAAGATAATAAACCACCTAATCAAGATAATAAACCGCCATCAAGTGGGGGTGGAGCAGCAACTACATTTATTGAGCCAACCGCTGCTGCTACTGCATCCGTTAACGATCAAATTGCAGAGTTAACAAAACAAATAGCAGCAATGCAGGCTGCTGCAGCAGCAGAAGCTGCTAAGCCAAAGGTTGTTGGTCAAAAGACTGTACGTAAAACTGGCGGTGTAGTTGAAGTTTATCAACTTATGTCAGATGGAACCCTTGGTTCAAAGATTGAAGATTATAAAGATTTTGGTGCTCGTGATTCAGTAATGAAAATGTTTGAAAATACTGGATTAGGTCAAGCATATATTAATTCTCTTATGGCAACAATTGATAAAGTTTATGAAGAGAATATCATGCCAACTGATGCACAGGTATTAAACAGTATTTATAATAGCGATGCTTACAAGACTCGATTTGCTGCTAATGAAGCAATTAAAAAGCGTATGGCTGATGGTAAAGGAAGACCTGGAGACAGACTTCTTACACCTTATGAATACATTCAAACCGAAAAAGCTTATGAAGAAATCCTTAGAGAAGCAGGGCTTCCTACAGGATTTTATGACCAGCAAGAAGATTTTACTAACTTTATTGCTATGGGTATAAGTGCAGCAGAATTAACTGATCGAGTTAACATAGCAAGAAATGCTTTAAACAATGCCGATGAAGGTATTAAGACAGCACTTAAAGATTACTATGGATTAACCAATCAAGATTTAACAGCATACCTTCTTGATAAAGATAGAGCAATGAATCTTATTGACTCTAGATTTAAGTATACAACTGAAGAAGCTAAGAAGATGTACACCTCTGCCGAGATTGGCGGGGCTGCACTTCGTGCAGGTCAGATGTCTGATAAAGCATTTGCTGAAGAAATCTATAAGGCTGGTAAGGCAGGTCAAGCAGAATCTGCATTCCAGACCGCTGCTACACAACAAAGAGATTACAGACGCTTAATGGGTCTATATGGTGAAACTGCAGGCGAGCAAGATATTGCTCGTGAAGAGTTAGCTCTTGCTGGTGGCACTGATGTAACTGTTAAGAAGAAGAGACTTGCATCTAAAGAAAGAGCAATGTTCCAGCAGAAGTCTGCAATTGATACGACATCTCTTGGTCGTAGATCTAAAACAGCAGACGTATAACTAGTTTCCGTTCCTGATCGACCAGCCCAGGTAACGTGTATAAGTCTGGTAGTCATCACTTCTATGAATCACTTCCCCTGGTGAGGAGTACGTGTGGTGCAAACCCGATGAGGGTCCAATCAACTATAGGGAGAAAACGCAATGGCAGAATATACAGAGTACGAGTTTGAAGATGATTCTTCAGATTATGGTACTGATCTAGTAAAGAAACTACGAAAACAAGTTGACCTACTTTCTAAAGAAATTAAAGAAAGAGATCAAGTTATTCAAGAGTTTCAAACTTATAGTCACGAAGCATCAGTAGGAGAAATCTTACAAAGCTTTGGACTAAATCCAAAAATCGCTCAGTTCATTCCATCGGAAATTGAAGCCGACGAGGATGCAGTTTCTGAATGGTTAACTGAATACGGCGATGCTTTTGGAATCACTGCCGTTGACGAAACAGAATCTGGTTATGAACCAGATGCTGATGCTCAATCTTTTGAGCAAATATCAGACTTTGAGAATGGTGATATTGATCCAAGTATTGGTCAAGATATCTCTTCACTTATTGCTAACGCAACAAGCCCAGAGGAATTAACTAACTTCTTAAAACGCTGATAGTCCATATCAAACCCTAATAGAAGGAAATTATGCCTACTACACCCGCAACGTCAACTACGACAAGCACATTGTCGAACTTGATCCAGACGGCGTATGATAAGTATATCGAGTTTAACCTTCGATCAGAGCCAATGTTCCGCAAGTTTGCGGACAAGCGTCCTGTCGATGTGACAAACCCTGGTAATACTGTTGTATTCCAAGTCTACACAGATCTATCTCGTGCTACTACAGCACTAACACAGACTGAAGATCCAGATGCAGTACAGTTGAACAACACTAACCGTGTTAACGTAACAGTTAATGAGTACGGTAATGCTGTTATTACAACTGAGCGTCTTGCTCTTGAGTCTTTATCTGCAATTGATCCTGCAGTTGCTGACATGTTGTCATTCAACATGCGTGACTCACTAGATTCAATCGTATGGAGTAGTTTGACTTCTCTTGCTACTGGTCGATTCACAGGAACTTCATCTGCTGATGAGTCAACCATCAACGGAGAGAACGTATCTTCATCTACTTCTGCACCATACATCACTGCTGCTCTTGCTCGCAAGGGTGTTGCAAAACTACGTGGTGCTAACGTATCACCTCGTGATGGTGGTTTCTACACAGCACTTATCCACCCAGATGTGTCTTATGATCTTCGTTCAGAGGCACAATCAAGCGGATCTGCTGTATGGCAATTGCCTCATACCTACACCGAAGCTGGTGTTGGTAACCTATGGACAGGTGAGATCGGAATCTACGATCAGATTCGTTATATCGAAACACCTCGTGCAGAGAAAGTTTCAGGATCTGGTACATCAAAGGTTTATGCAACTGTTCTTCTTGGTAAGCAAGCTCTTATCGAAGCAGTTTCATATGAGCCAAAGACCGTTATCGGTCCAGTAACTGATAAGTTGCTGCGTTTCCGTCCAGCAGGATGGAAGGCTTTAATTGGATGGAACATCTTCCGCAAGGAAGCACGTTACGTCATCCAGACAAAGTCAAGTATCGCTTCCTAATTCAGCGAAGAGGGGCTGGCAACAGCCCCTCTTCATCTAACAATAATAAAAGGAGAAAACAATGCCAATGGTAGGCAAAAAAAAATTTAGTTATTCCCCAATGGGAATGGCTATGGCTAAGAAAGCAGCCAAAAAGTCAGGCAAGAAAATGGTAGTAAAACCTTCTATAAAAAAAGCAATGGTTAAGAAAATGGGTAAAAAGAAATAATGTCTTCGGGGCAATATAAACGCCACGATGGTTTTAATCCAATGCAAATTAAAAATGGAATGGTAGTTCGTGTAAACAAAGACGGACGTATCAAATCAATACTCGGAAAAGTTGGAGAGTACAAGAAGAATGGACCCAAGGCTTAAAAGAGCAGGTGTATCTGGTTTTAATAAACCAAAGCGAACACCTACCCATCCTAAAAAATCTCATGTGGTTGTAGCCAAGTCTGGCTCTCAAGTGAAAACAATTAGGTTTGGTCAACAGGGCGTTTCTGGCTCTCCAAAGAAGTCTGGTGAGACAAAGTCTTACCGACAAAGACGTCAGTCTTTTAAGGCACGTCATGCTAAAAACATAAACAAAGGTGTTATGTCAGCAGCATACTGGGCAGATAAGGTTAAGTGGTAATGACAAAGATATTTCGTGGACCTACTTACCGCTATAAACTTGGTCGCCCTAATGATCTTTGGTTTGTATCTTATCAAATTGGTAAGAGTGTAATTAAAAATAATGGAACATGGTCAACCGTTATTGTTCCTAAAGATAGTGACCTATCTACATACCAACGTGTATTGCGTGGTGGTTATGACAACGTCATAACCGATGCTGAAGCTGCTGAATTAACTGCTGCAGGTTATGGAGATTACATCTGGGATGAGTAACTGCAGATCTGGTTGTAAGACCCAAGACCATGTTAACTGGGGCGAATGTGCAAGAGCAGCGAATATTACTGTTAGTAATGACCCAATTGCACAATCGATTAAGGCAACCGATAAGGAACTAAGTGCCTATCGTGACGCTCGTAAACAAGGTATTCAACCTAGATCTACAAAGATGCATGATATCAAGGCTGCTGTTATGGCATCCAATACATTAGGAAAGGCGGTTCAAGCATAATGGCTACGTTAAATCAATTAACAGAGCAAACGCTTGGTGAAATTAGTGGTTATGTTAAGAACCAAGAGTCAGTAACTATTGCAACCAACTCGGTTGCAGCAGGTGATGTAACAATAACAGTAGATGATGCTTCTGCATTAAGCAAAGGTATTATTGAAATTGATGATGAATTAATATATGTAAAAAAATCTATTACAGCATCTGGAACAATTCAAGTCTTAGGAACATCTGCTAATCCTTCTGGTAGAGGGTGGCGTAGCACTACCGCCACTAGCCATGTATCTGGATCAGTTGTTAAGAACAACCCTATGTTCCCACGTAGTCAAGTCAAGCGGGCAATCCTTGAAACAATTAAAGGAATGAATTTTCCTGTGCTTGCAAACGAAACATTTACCTTTAATGGTAGTGATTATTCTTATGTAATGCCAGATGCACTAGTAGATGTTACTGGGGTATCTTGGGAACTACCAGATTCTACAGGAGTTTGGGGTTTAATTAAGCGTTGGAGATTAGATACTAACTATCTATATAACGGATCTACTAGTCAAGCTTTAATTTTAAATGAAGCTCCTATGCCTGGTCAGACTGTTCGTGTTCAGTATACAAAGTATCCAACAACCATTACTGATAACCAAGAGTTAACAGTAAGTGGATTACCAGCATCATGCGAAGATGTAGTTCGTTTTGGTGCTATGTATCGACTGTTATCTACAGTCGATCCAGGTAAAGTAATTGCTACATCGGTATCTGCTGATGCTTTGGATCAACCTGTTTCAGCTGGTGCTTCTACCAATACAGCAAAATATATTTTCCAACTTTATACCGTCCGCTTAGCGGAAGAGGTATCAAAGCAACAAGCCAACTTCCTAAACACTATCCAGTACTCGAGGTAATAAATGCCATCACCGTCACGCTATTACAGTTCGAATGCTGCTAAAACAACTTTAGCAGGTTCAATCGCCTCATCAGCAACCAGTTTAACACTGGCTGCTGCATCTAATTTACCAGCACAATATCCTTATACATTGATCCTTGAAAAGGATACAGCCAATGAAGAGGTTGTTGAGGTAACCAGTCTTGTAGGTTCTTCCTACCAGATCACACGTAACATTGATTCATCTGGTGCTAAGGCACATGCTGTTGGTGCTAACGTCGAACACGGTGTATCGGCTAGAGATTTTACAGAATCAAGAGCACATGAAATAGCAACTACTTCGGTTCATGGTATATCTGGAGATGTTGTTGGTACTAGCGGA